TGTTCGCTGGCGTGAAGCCGAGCGCGCCGGTGATGGTTCCCGACATGATGGCCGCAAGGCAGTCCGCAATGGTCGCGAGTTCCGTAGCGGCGACCGATATAAAAATCTGCTTTGTACCGGCCGCAAAGTCGATAAAGGTGGCGGTCGAGCCGTCCTTCCAGACACTACGGGTGATCGTGTTGCCTGTGTTCCATGTGCATTGAGACGTCTCCCAAGCACCAGAAGAGGCGTCGACGATAGTCGCGACGCAGGTCTGGCCGTTCGTCATCACATCTTGAAACCGCTTGTATCCCGTCGCCACTGCCCCCGTGAGCGTGAGCGCCCCCGTGCCGGTGCCGGTGCAATTTTCATAGACTCGGCCGCGCCTGATGTCCGACATTGCCTAACCCCACAAAGTAAGTGTGATGCGGTTCGCGCCGGTCACGTTGATGCCCACGATCTTGAGCACGCGGGCGCCGCCGAATTTGAAACGGGTCCAGCCGCCGATCTCGACAGCCTGGCCGAGCAGCGCCGTATAGGGGTCGAGCCGCACGTCGATCTGCCACAGCTCGCGGCGCTTGCTCATCACCCGCTGCTGGCGCGCCACCTCGACCAGCGCGTCGGCCTGGCTGGCCATTCCGCTTTCCAGCGTCACGATCGGCGCTGTGGGTTGCGCGACCACTAGGGAACCGTTCGTCACCGAGACCTTGCGCGAGTCGGCCGCATAGATTGCGGCGTTCGCCATGCTCACGGAGCCCGCCAGCTCATCCTGCGTCTGCGGCGTGTAGTTGCGCGACCATCCGAGAAAGGTTGACCGGCGCGGCGTGGCGATCGCCTGCATGGTCGGCTCTCCCACGACGTCACAGTCACCCGCCACCTGGCCCGCCGACGGCACCTTGAACACCGTCGACGCCGTGGTCGGCGTCTCGTCGAAGTATCCCACGGTCAAAAGTCCGGCCACCGTCACCGCCGCATAACCAAGGCAGCCGTCGAGCACATACCTGATGGCGTCGGCCTTGCTGATCGGCTGACTAAAGTATGCCTCGCACGCCGCCGCCTGGGCCGTGTTCAGCGCGGCAAAACTCGCCGTGTCGAGTTGCGCCGTGGTCAGCTTGACGTTGCCCCGGCCTGTCGCGATGCGCTGCACGATGTCGGCGCGCTTGCTGGCCCAGGTGACGCCGCCGATACTTTCGTTGTCGCCCTGCGCGTCACAAGTGATTCGCTTGGTCGGTGAGCCGCCGAGCCGAAACAGGCCCTTGGCGAGGCAGGTCGCATACTTACCGGCCGCCACCGTCGCTGCGGCCAGGGCGGCATAGGTTGCGCAATCGCCAGCCGTTCCGACCGCAGTATCGAGCGTCAATGCTGCGCCGCCATCCCGCACGGCCGAAATGGCCTGCACCGTGGTGAAGCTCACTTGATAGATCAGCAGGGACGCGCCGATTTGCACCGGCGTGATATTGAAAGGCGAGCCGTAGCAAATCGGCTTCCACACATTCGTCAGTGTGGCGTCGCCATCTGTTCCGCCGGCGCCGCTATACCGCTCGTCGTGGATTAGGCCCTGCGTCAGCCGCCAGTTAATGTCCCGCAGCTTTATCTGCTTCGCCTTCGTATCGTAGACGAGGCCGGCGCCGGTAAAGCTCGCCACCGTCGAATAGGTCGAGAACGCCGCGAGCGGATCGCCTCGCAGGATTTCGATGGTGGCGCCGTCCCATATCGTGCCCGTCAGCGCGTCCAATGAGCCGCCTGGGTCGATCAGCAGAATCTCGCCGGCAGTCGACGAGCCGCCGCCGGCCACCGGATCCGCCGCCGACAAAATGCTGATCCCATAGTTGACCGAATCGGAGAGCGCGCCCGGCACATAGGTATTAGCCGGTGTATCAGTCGGTGCCGTGCTGCGTCCGATCGTGGCCGCCGGGTAGGTCGTGGTAGTGGCGGGCGCCCACGACCAAGTAAAAGCGATGTCGTCGATGTCGCCGCCCGGCAGCACCGGCGCGTCTATCTGATCGGCCTGCGCGACGGAATAGGCCGTCACCTTGAGCACCATGGCCTGGTCGGCGAAGGTCGTCATGCGTTCAACAATTGCCGGCGCAGCAGCGCATTAGTGCTGCCCAGCTCCTCGCGAAGCACGGAAATCTGCTGGTTCTGCGTGCTAACCATTTCCTGCAGCGACGTGACGATCCCGGCCCAGGCGCCCGCGTCGATCGCGTTGCCGCCCGTCGCGCCGCCCGGCGTGATGTTGCCGCCGCGCAGGTTGACGTCGATCGCGGTGATCGCGTCTTTCACCTCCTTGACGATCGCGTAGTATTCCGGCGAGCTGGTGAAGTAGCTACGCGCGCTCTGAACGTAGGTGTCGGCCACGCCCGAAAGGTTCTGCAGCGAGGTGATGTCGCCGCTCTGCGCCGCCGAGAGCGTCGCGCGATAATCGCCGCGTGTGCCCGCAAGCATCGACGTCGGCGACGCGCCGGACAGATCGCCGAACGTCAGCCGCTTGATGAGCGCCTCCAGACCGCCGAGCGATTGCGCGTAATACTGCTCTTTAAGCGCGGCCTCTTTTTTCAGGTAGAGCTCGGTAATGTTGGCGAGTTCGACATACTGCGCGTTCTGCGTTGCAAAGGTCCGGTTCATCGCGGCCGTCGCGGCTTCGGCTGCACCGATCTCGGCGCGATAGCCTTCGATGCGCTTCTGCTCGGCTTCCGTCATCTCCCGATTGGCCTTCGCGGCATCTCTAATCAGGTAGGTAATGGCGTACTGGTCGTTGACCCGAATCTCGTCGAGCGCTTGGGCGCGCGCATACTGCTCGGCCAGCACGTTGGAGACGTTAGCGTTGGCGGCGGCGGCTTCCTTGAGGGCGTTGTCGCGTTCCTTGTGCAGCGCGTTCAGGCTGGCTTGCAGCGGATCGGTGAAGGCAAGCAACGCTTGCTCGGTGCCGTACTGAATGTCGCGCGCCGTCTTGAATATCTTTTCATTCCAGAACTTCGCAGCGGCTTCCATTGCAGGACCAACGCGCAAGATACCGTCGAAGAAGTTGCCATCGATCGCCATGGCCTTCTGCAGATCAGCCTTCCGCGCTTCCCACGCCTCGGCTGCTGACGCGAGCGCCGGGTCTAGCAGGCCGTCATAGGCGCGCTTCATCGACGAGATGAAATCGTCGGCCATCTTTTGCATCTGCGCGTTGAAGGTGCGGAACACTTCCGCGCCGCGCGCCTGCTGCTCTAGTGGCGTTCCGCCCATATCCATGGCGGCCTTGTAGTCAAAGCCCATCTGCCGACGCGCCGCGTCCATGCTGGCCTGCGTCGGGTTGGTCAGGGCAAGGCGAGCGTTCGCGTGGCCAAAGGTAAAATTGGAGCTTGCGACAGCCTTGTTGTATTCGATTTCCTCGACTTGCTTTTTGTATGCGTCGCCGACGCGGTGGTACACTTTGAGCGTGTCCGCTCTGATCTTATCGGCCGACAGCCCCAGCGCCTCAGCCTCATCAACGAATACCTTGAGCGTCTCGCCAATCGACTTGAAGGCGTCGTTATAGGTTTTGGTCGCGGCCTTCACCGGGTCGGTTTCAGGCCCGCTGACGAACTCGTCATAGACCGCGCGCTTGGCCTTGCGCTCCTGTTCCTTGATTGGCTCCAGCGACAAGCCGAATTTTTCCGCGCCGGCGGTCAGCTCCACAAAGCTCGCGCTGATGTCGTCCATCACCTTTTGCATGGGCGAGACCGTCTCGCCGAGCTTGTCGTAGGCTGCGACCAGCGACAGAACCGCATCGACTTCTTTGAGCGTCGTGGGCTCATGGCCCGCCAGTGCCTTGGTCAGCGTCGGACTCACGCCGGTGAGCGCGCCCTTGGTCGTGGCCGTGTTGTAGAAGATCTTGGCTATCATCGCCTCGACCGCCTTGGTCGGATCGCCGCCGGCCTCGCTCAATTGAGCCGATCCGACGACGGGCGAAATGATGTAGGTCGAGGTCGTGCCTTCGCGCTGATTATTCCAGACCGCGCCGCCGAACGCCTTGGACGGGTCGAGCTTGCCGCCGGTCTGCTTGAAGATCGCGTCTAGGGCCGTCTTGACCGACGAGAATTGCCCGTCGATCCCGGCGCCGCCGTTCTGCTGCGAGCCAGATTGCACATAGCCGCCAGCGCTGGGGTCAAAGCGCGTGTTCGCGCCGGCCAGCGCCGGCCATTTGTACTCTTCGCCGCCGAACAGGCTGGGCAAAATCGAGGACAGGACCGACACGATCATGCCGGGGATCTGCATGCCGGGGATCAGCATCATGCCGCCGCCGATGATCTGGCCGATGCCGCCGATCGTCTTGGCCGTGTTTCCCTTCGCGTTGAACAGGCTATAGGCGCCCATGCCGATGCCGACACCCGCGCCCAGCATGCTGCCGACCGAGAGGCCCTGTATGCCGCCCATCAGGCCGCCAGCGGATAGGCCGGCGCTGCTGCCCGCCTGGCCGGACGCCATAAGCGCCTCGATGCTGGCGAAACCGCCGGCCGGGGCCGCCGATGCAAACGGCGTCGCCGCCATGAGGTTGGAGATCGAACCGCCGCCAAGCCAGGACGGCAATTCAAAGCCGCCGGTGCCACCAAAGGACATCGGCGAGATGCCGCTGATCCCGCCGCCGCCGAGGCCGCCGCTGATGCTTGGTCCGCCGCCAAACCCCAGGCTGGACGCCGTGGCCGGGCTCACGATGCCGGTGCCGCCAAGCGCCGAGACGACGACGGACATCACCGGCCGCACGAACTGCAGCGCCATGAACTCCGCGATCATCCGGGTGACGGTCTTTTTGAACACGTCGCCGAGCGATTGGAAGTTGATCTTGCCGCTGTTCAGCATGCCCTCGAATGCGTCGGCCGCTGTCGTCTGGATCGAGGACAGCGCCGTCTTGAGCGGCTCGGTCCACAATTCGTTGGCCTTTTGTAGCTCGGCGCCCTGTGCCTTCAGCAGCTCGTTTTGGGTGATCGCCGACTCGCGCCGGTCGATGGCCTCTTTTTCCTTGGCGTTGTTTTCGTCGAGGCCCTTCGACTGAATGTCATTCTTGAGCCGGATGAGCGCGATCTCGCGGGCGCGATCCTCGGCGTTGGCGTTGATGAGGCGGTTTTCCGCTTCCATCAGCGCGTTGGCCTTTTCCATTTCCTCGGTGCCAAGGTTGAACGTGCCAAGGGTTTTGGCCTTCTCCTCGGCGCGCATCTTGGCTTCGATGGTCGCCGTGAGCGCCTCAAGGCTGCCCTTCGATTTGTCGTTGCCCTTGATCCAGGCGTCTTGCGCCTTGTCGAGCGCCTTGAAGTGAATTTCCAGATCGGCGACTGCGCGCGCGCCCTGCTCGGACGCACCGGCCAGTGCGGTGGCGGAGGCAAGCGCCCGGTCGGTGTCGCGCTTCAGTTTCGCGATGGCATCTTCAGAGTTGCCGCCACTGGCCTTAACGGCCGACGTGCGCGCGCCAGGCGCCACCGAAGGGCCGAGCTTCATGCCCCGCGCGGCGTCTTCGTCGGAGGCATAGCCGGCCTGGCCGTCGATGATGCGTTGGCGTGCCCGCTCTGCCGCATAGTCGCGCCCGAAGCCTTGCGCGCGCATTGCCGCCTCGGCCCCATTCTCGGCCGCCGCAATTCCAGCATTTCGGTCGCCAGTGGCGCTTCCGCCACCGATGCGCCCGAACGATATCTCGCCACCCTTGACGCCCAGCCAGGGCGCTTTATCGGCCAGGATTCCGGTGATCTTGTTAAGGCCCGTTTCGAGCGCCTCGATCGCGCCGTTGATGCCGTCAGTGAAAACCCGCGTGAGCGCCTCGGGAATTGACCGGATGGCCTCGGCAAATCCCGCGTTGAAGCGCGCGCCGGCAATAACCACCTGGTCGAGCCCGGAGAGCGTAGCGTCGACCCAATCGCCCACGAGCGCTGCTGCGCCCTTGAGCCAGCGGTTGATTGAATTGGCGGCGCCCTGCATCGACGCATCCACCTTGTCGAGCATATCGACAGCGCCGCCGAGCAGGCCGGCGAAAAACGCAAGGTGCTCTTGCTTGCTCACCGCCATGCGGTCGGACAGCTTGTCGAGCTTCACAATGGTTTCGTCGCTGATTACTGCGCCGGCGCGCTCTGCTGCCGCCGCCATCGAGCCGTAGCCCTTGGCAATATCGCCCATCATCGGAAGCATCCGCGTGCCGCTCTTGCCGAAAAAATCGACGGCCGCCGCCGAGCGCCTGGCGGGGTCTTCAATAGCGGTGATGGCCTTCGCCACATCAACCATGAGCTCTTCGGTGGGGCGAAGCTTGCCTTGCAAGTCGAGATTTTTGACGCCGATGCGGTCAAGCGACTCGATTATGTCCTTTGAGCCGTCCGCCGCCTCGCCCATCTTCTGGCTGAATTTTCCGAATGCAGTTTCAAGCTGCTCGAGCTTCACGCCCGTCTGCACCGCCGCATACTGTGCGCCCTGCAGATAGCGCGCCGATACGCCAAGCTGCTCCGCGAGCTCACCCAGCCCGGCAGCGGCGTTGAAAGCATCGCGCCCCATCTGGATAAGGCGAGCCCCCACCTCGGCAACGGCAAGAGCAAGCTGCGCCTTGAGGTAGCCGCCGACGCGGCCTAACGACTGCTCCATGCGGGACAGCGTACTGTCCATGGAGGTCGTCGATCGCTCCAGTCTTTCGAGGGCGCGCGTGGCCGCAGCAGAGCCATCGACAGCCTTTGAGCTGTCGATGACGATGCGGATGATCCTGGTTTCTTCGGCCATGAGTTCCCGTCACTTCTTGGCGCGCACAACGACGGCACGGGCTTCGTCAGCTGTGCGTCGTACTTCGACCTCTACGTAGAGATCATCAATACAAGCGATGATAGTGACGAAGTCCTCAAGGGCCTCGCCTGTGTATCCGAGGCGTTGACCTTCACGACGTATCCTCTCCATCGGAACCGGACGCGGGAGCATCAGGCCCCCACCCATCCCCATGGAGAGGGATTGCTGAGGCCTGTCCCGCGAAAGGGCGAGGAAGGCTGACCAGAAGGGGGCAGTCTCGCTCGGCAGGCTTGGGCGGGATAGCAGCTTGTCAACGGCCCAGTCGTGGCCCTTTTCCGCGGCGTCGTGCCAGCCCTTCAGCTCGGCGCCGTGACCGCTATCCCACCGGATTATTCCCCCGCTTGGGAGACCACGGCCTCGATCCGCGCACCGCGGAAGTTCTTGGTGTCATACACGACGTTGTCGAGCGCCGTATAAGCGTCGTCGGCCTGTAGCAAGAAGGCCGCACATGCCTCGGACGAGAACGGGATTTCGGCACCGCTGCTCTTCACACCACTCCACCCGATGACCAGGCATTGCGAATAAATGACGGCGAGGTACTTGCGGACGCGCTCGCCCGGAGCGCGGGCGTTGCGGAGACGGTTAAGCTCGGCGGTGATTTCATCGGCGCGATTGCGCCAACGCGGATTAGCGTCCGTGGCAGCCAACACCACGAGAGTGATGCCGCCGGGTAGACCAAGCTCAGTGCCCTTCTCTCCCTCAATCTCTCGATCGCGTTGCATCGGCGTGATGCCGTCGAACTGATATTCAGATTTTGCTTTTGACATAGTTCCTCCGGTCGGTGCGGTGAGGCCCGCGCGCCGACCACGCGCGGGCCTCGGTTCGCGGCCCATTGCTGGGACCGCTAAGCGGTCACTAGACCGCCTTGGCAAGTCCCTTGGTCACCCAGTCATCGCCGGACTGACCTTCGGGAACGTCGTCGGCTTCCACAACCACGCCCTTGGTGAAGGCGACCCGCTTCTCGGGGCGCCCCTCTCCTTGGTTAACATAAACGTGGAAGTTGGCTTCGATGAGATATTTGTCCATGGCGGCGGACTCCCCTTCAACAGGTTGCGATTGCGGTGTCCGATTAGGCGACCAGGCGGGTCAGCTTGATGGCCGCGGTCTCGCCGGAGTCATAGCGCGCCATGAAGTTGAGCGTCACCATGTGGTCGCCGGTGGCGCCCGGATCATCCACGTCGGGGTTCCATACGTCGCACTCGGGAAGCAGCAGCGTGTCCTTGTAGTTGGCCGTGGCGCCGATCGTCAGCGAGAGGACGAGCCCCGTTTGCCGGGTCATGAATGTTGAGTAGTCCGACGACTGCGAGAAGTAAAAGCTGATCTGGCCGCTAACATCGAAGAGACCAAGACCGATGCCGAACGGGGCGTTGCTCCCCCACGAATGCTGATCGCGCATGTTGTTGCTGATGGTCATATTCATGGACATGACCTTGGCGCCGCTTACCGAGAATATATCATTGGCAACAATGTCGGCGGGTGTGCTGGGATCGTACCCCGGTGTCGGTTCGGTGTAAGTCGAGCTGGCGATGGCCGAGGTTGCCGCCGTCTCCGCCAGGGCACGAATGCCCCAGGACATGGTGCCGGGTTCGCCGTTGCGGAAGCTGACCGAGAGGGAGTCGACCAAGCATCCGGCGAGGCGGCGATATGGATCGGTCGCGCCACCCTCATACTTCTCCTCCAGCGTGAACGACTTCTTCGTGCTCGCGTTCTTGAGCACGTTGGTGGCGAAGGCGCCGCACAACACCGACTCCCAGAGGACGTCCGTAGCGGCGTCGCGCACCCACGGCATCTCAATCACCTTCGGGAAGGTGAAGAGGCCGGAGGTCATGTTGGCCGCCATACGATCGCTGCGGCGTTGCGGGGACCGCGAAGCCGAGCGCTGCGGCGATCCGCTGACGCGAGTGTCGCGAGTGAGCAGGAAGGCCGGCGTTGCCGGCGTGGTCCCCTGCGTTACTTCCGCGACGATCGCGGTCTGCTTGTTTGCGCTGTCCATGGTGACTATCTCCTTGCAGATTTATGCGACGTTGTAAATTTCATATGCAACCGCAACGGCCTCGGACCACATCCCGCCCTCGTCCTCTCCACCACCCATCGGCGCCACTGCTGTGATGCGGATAGACCGGGAGCCGGCGGTGAAGCGACGCATGCGGAAGGCGGAACGAATAGCCGCCGCATAGGTCTCAGCAAGGTCCCGATTTGTGGCGTTTCCCCGCGGGGAGACAACACGAACAGTCACCTGACCTTGCTCACGATGAAGGTTACTGCCCGGAGCACCGAACGTGTATTGATCCTCGGACCCTCCGGGGAACTCCAACTCAAGATAGCCGGCGCTGGCGTCCGGGTTAACGTTGGTGTTCAACGTGTCCTTGATGACCCACGCGATCGACGCAGCCGTGCGGATCGTTGCAAGCTCGGAACGAAAGGCATCGCGGAGAGTGTCACCGGCCATGGTCGTCTCTTAGTTCGGCAAGCCGGTGGGCTTGATGAAAAACTGAAGGCTGGGGTAGACCTGATCGCGCTGAATTTTTGCGCGACCGGCACCGCCACCAGAACGACCCCAAACCTTCACCCCGAGATTGAGGTTCACATACTTGAAGTCGAAAAACATTGCGCGGCCAAAACGCCCAACCAGAGCGCGTAGAACAGGCTGGTAAACGCCGGACCGCGCCTGCTTGGACAGGGCCTTCCGGGCAACGCGGCCGTGGCGCTTCTTCGTTG